GCAAAACTTGTAAACCTTGACAACACAAAAGATATAGAGAAACCTGTATCTACTGCACAAGAGAATAGAATACAAGCTGTTGTTGCTGCTCAAATAGTTAATAGTACTGCATTAAGTGACCCTACTATAGCTATAGTTCCTACGGGTAATGTACATATATTAGGAGTAGGTCCTGGTACTTATACTAATTGGGGCGGTATGGTTATTCCTGCTAATAATACAGGAACATTACGTAGAGTAGATGGAGTATATAGTGTTAGTTTAACACTTATTGATTTATCTTTTAAAGTAAATGTTTCAGATGTTGTAAATAATTTGACTTCAACAGAAACTACAAAGCCGGGTTCTGCAAATCAATTAAGGGTTTTAGACG